GTCACGACGTAGTCGAAGCCCGAGCCGGCCGAAGTGGTGGCCAGCGCCGTCGGCGGCTGCTGCGTCGGGGCGTAGGTGATCGCGGTCAGGGACCATGAGGCATGGCCGCTGCGGGTCAGGTTGCGCGGGGCGTAGGACGGGTGGGTCAGCGTCATCGTGTCGGCGCTCTGCACGAACTTCAGGCGCGGCAGGTCGGCCGTCACGTAGGGCGTCGCCAGGGTGTAGAGCCGGGCCACCGTGCCGCCCGAGGTCCAGGTGCCGTAGCCCGAGGTGTCGATGCCCACGGCAAAGGTCGTGGCGCTGAGGGCGGTGATCATGATCTGGCGGCGGTTGATCTCCGTCATGCCCGCGGCGTCCTGGATAAACACGGTATCGCCGGTCGAATAGCCATGCGCGCCCGAGGTGCTGACCACCCCGGGATTGTTGCGGGTGATGCCGGTGATCGTCACGGCGCTTTCGAGAACGTGGCCGCCGTCCTTGATCACGCGCATCTGCTGGTCGCCGAACTCGAGCACGTAGGTCTGTTCGGTGTTGAAGGCGAAGGGCACCAGCTTCGGGCGCTTGGCGGCGTTCAGGACCTGGCCGACAAAGCCCGTCCCCGCCCGCGTCGAGGCCCCGCCGAAGGGGTGGATGAACCAGTTGAGGCAGGTCGCCAGCCCCACCTGGTACTTGGCGAGATCGACGCGGCCGTGCAGCGCCGGAGACAGTTCCCCGGCGGCGAAGCTCGGCAGGACGAGCGGCATGGTCATGACGCGCTCCCGTCGAAGCCGCGCACCGCGAGACTCTGTGGCAGCCGCTCCATGTCACCGGGGACAAGGCCTTCGTTAGCGCTGTCGGCCATGGCACGTTCGATGCGCTCCTGGGCCCGGCGCGCGAGGCGCTCGGCGAGCTCCGCCTTCTGGGTGATGGCGTGTGCAACGGAAGCGGCGAGACAGTCGACGAAGGCCAGGACGAAGCCCGGCGTGAAGCGTGCCGGGTCGGTCACCCTCTGGGCGTAGACCGCGGACACCTGGTCCTCGTTGCAGTAGAGGAAAGTGGCGCTGCCGTTGGAGGCGATCTCGAAGCCGGTCGCCGGCGAGCCGCAGACCCAGCTCGCGCCGCCGAAGTCGAGCCGCCGCATCCTCAGGCAGTCGGACGGATAGGCGTAGCTCGACGCCCAGCGGGCCGGCGGGGTCCCGGAAGCGGCGAGAGCCAGCGAGACACGGTTGAAGTTCCAGTCGATCAGCGACTGGATTTCGTCGCGCACGGTGGCGTACCAGAGGTTGATCTGGCGCGCCTCGGTGCTGTTCTCGGTCAGGTCGGCGATCGTGGCGCGCGTGCCCAGCCGGCTCAGCGCCATGTTGGCGATGTCGGTGTCGGTGGGCATCTCAGCGCCCTCCCCCCGCGACGACGGCCTTCTCCAGCGCCGCCGACTTCTGCGCCGAACCCGAGCTGGAGCCCACCCAATAGGCGACGATGTCGCCGAACTTGGCACCCAGGGTGCCGAGCAGGATGTAGGCGATCTCGCGTGAAGCGGCCGGGATCTCCTGGCGGACGACGAACCACAGCGCGGCCATGAAAGCCGCGGTCACGAGCAGGCTGACGACGACGGCACCCCACGCGATGGCGGAGCCTGCGCGGGCGAGTTCGACCGTCTGGCTGCGCGCGCTCGCCACGTCGGCAAGCTCGGCCTGCAGCGTGTCGAACGCCTGCCGGCGGGCATCGGCCTCGGCCTGGATCACCGCCATCCTGAATTGCAGGGCAAGGTTGGGATCGGCGGCGATCGCCCGCTCGATACCGCCGGCGTCCGACGTGCCCAGGATGTCCTGCGCGATGCCGGCCACCTTCGAGACCGCGGCGCCGGTCTTGTCGCCCATGATCCAGGACGCGACGGTTGGCGCGAGGCCGAGCAGCAGCGGAAGAAAGGGCATCTAGGCCTCCTGCGAGAGAAACAGATCGCGCTCGGCTGCGCGACGGATAACGAGGCCCGGCAGGACGCCGTCGGCGCCGCGGTTCCAGCGCTTGAACTGCCCGGCCGCACCGGCCGCATCGCCGGCATTGAGCAGGCGCAGCAGTGTCGAATTGCCGAAGGCCGAAGGCCCGACATTGAAGACGAAGCTCGTCAGGGCATCGAACTGACCTTGCGACAGCGGCACGTCGACCAGGTGACGCACCGCACGCTCCGCCGCGCCGAGATCCTCGCGCAGCCAGGCAGTGGCCTGCTCTTCGTCGCACGTGTCGCCCCGGCGGACGCCCCGCGTATGGCCGTACCCGATGGTCCAGGGCTCGCCGGTCAAGCGGTTGCCGGGATCGGGATAGGCCTCGGTCTCCAGACCTTCGGAGAGCTTGATCAGGTCGAGGCCCTTGGCGGACGTGACCAGGAGGGAATTGGCAGGGTCACTCATGGCGTCCTCGTCGTGGGAACGGGCGACCACAGGCGCTGCCACAGGCCGTCGATCTTGACGTCCTGCGAGTCGTTGCGGCGCTCTGCGGCGTCGAGCCGATGGGCATGGGCATTGAACCGGCTCTCGGTCGCGCCCTGCAGGGAGGCGACCTGGGCCTGCAGGCTGCGAACGGCGGCGGCCGTGTCGTCGAGCGTGGCAAGTGTGCGCTGCGAGAGCAGGACGAGCAGCGCCATGCCGCCCGCCACGATCCAGCGATAGGCCTGGACGCCGAGGCCGCTCTTGCCGCCGGCGCCACTGCCGCCCGGATGCTCGGCGCCGCTCATGCGTCGACCGACGGCAGCGCCGCAGGAAACGACGGATCCCCGCGGTCCAGCTGCTGCAACCTCGAGAGCCACGTCCGATGCGGCGCGTGCGCCGGATCGTCCAGCACCTCGGCACCGAGGATGAACACGCCATTGGCGCGCTCGACCGGCATGAGAGCCCGGCCTGGAGTGACACTGGACAGACCGGCGACGGCGTCACGATCGGCGCGGCCGAGCAGGATGAACATGGCCATCAGACCTGCGCCCCCACGGAAGTCGCCCAGGCCTGGACGTTGTTGTAACGCGCGAGCCGCTGGCTGCCGTCGAGCTTCGCTCCCCAGGCCACGTATCCGACAGAGGCGGCGCGTGCCTGCGACAGGGAACCGGAGACATTGGCGCCGCCCACATAGAAACTATGCGACGGAAGCGACGCGCCGAGCGCCGACAGCGGCGTGACCTGCGCGAGGTCGACACCGTTCTTGGCGCCGTAGACATCGTTGACAGTGCCACCGTTGCGGCCGAACTGGGTGAGGCCGGCGCTGGTCAGGGGGCTCAACGTGTAGGTCGCGCCGCTGCCGTTGGCGGAAACGTTGACCGTGCTCGCATTCCTCGGAAAAATGTTGATCGCCCGGTTCGAGCCGGAGTTCACGCCGAGGGACGAGGCCGAGGCGGTGACGTTCGTGCGCTCGTAGACCTCGGCATGCACCGAGGCGAGGGTCATGGCCAGTGCATGGGTGGCCGGCACGAATCCCGTGTCGGCATAGCTGGTCGTTCCGTTGAACGTATAGTCCCGGTCGGCGGTGAATGTCGGCGAGTTGACCGCGGCGGTCAGGCGCCGCTGCTTCAGGGAGGTCAGCGCCTGCGCCGCATTCTCCGCCCAGAAGCCCAGGTAGTCGTCGGTCAGCGGCCAGAGGCCCGCCGTCTTCTCGCTGAAGACGAACTGGTCGACGACGATCAGGCGCGCGAGCGAGACCGAGCCGCCATTGGCGATGACGGCGTCGCGCCACGCCAGAACGTCGGGATCGAAGGCCCGCGTGCTGCCGCGTGCCCTGTTGAGAAAGGCGATGGGCATGCTCAGGCTCCGACGTAGACGGTGAGCTTCTGGCCGTTGGCGCCGATCTGCGTCATGGCGCTCTGCGCCTCCTTGCCCGTGATCTGCACGGTGTCGCCGCCGGAGAGAGGAATGCCGGCATCGAGCGCACAGGCGCCGCCGGTTGGATCGATCGCTGCATCGGCGTTGGTCTTCGTGCTGCTCACGATGACGATCCGCCGGGTGGCATCGGCCGGAACCAGCTCGGCAGAGACGCCGGTCATTGTGACGGTTGACCGCGCGAGCGCCGTCCCCGTGAGATTGGTCAGCACCACGGGCAGCGGACTTGCCTCCGAGACGGGGATGGCGCTGCGCCGGACGGCGGACTGGTAAGCGATGTCATGAGCCATGGATTCTTCTCCTCGGAGTGGTGGGGCCGGCCCGAAGACCGGCCCCTCTGCCCTCACCGCACGTCGATCACTGGACGAGAACGACCTGGTCGCCGGGCTTCGCGGCCTTGACCGGCGCGCCGTCGCCGCGGCCAGCCAGCGGGTCACCGAAGATCGGCGCTTCGCCCGCGCTGCGGCGGCGCGGCGCGTCGACCGGCACCAGCGAGAGGCCTGGCGGTCCTGACCACAGAATGCGCGCGCCGATCGGGTGGAGCTGCACGCCGTCATAAAAGGGGTTGTCGATGACGACATACTCCGCCGCCTTCTCGTTCTTCTCCTGCCTGGCCATGTCGCTGCCTCCGTTCAGACGGTGAAGCCCGACGCGTAGGCCCTGCTGGCCTGACGGTCGTGGGCAAGGAACGCGGTGAACGTGCCCGCGGTCAGCGGACCAGTGGCCACCGTGTAGTTGGTGCGCAGGTAGCGCTCGGCATCGAGCGGCACCTTCACGCGCAGCACCTCGGTGCCCGCCGTCAGCAGGGCCTTGCCGATCGCGCCGGAGTTCCCGAGCACGACCGGCGAGGAGAAGCCGGCATTGTCGTCGGTCTCCAGGGCAAAGGTGACCGTCGCGGCGCCGGCCGCGGTCACGTTCTGCGTGACCAGGATCACCAGCTCGAGCGGTTCGCCGTTGCCCATGTCGCGGGCGGCGCCCAGGTCGATGATGTCGGTGGACGCGGCGGTCGTGGTGACCGCCTGATCCGTGCCGAAGGTGTTGAGCTTGTCGTACATCATGATGAGGGTTCCTTTCCTGTGGCGCCGTCTACGACACGGTCGCTTCGGCGAGCGTGATCTGGTCGCACTTGCGGATCGGGATGCCGCCGAAGCTGTCGAAGAGGCGGCCGTCGCTCTCGTCGAGCGTGCGCCGGATGTTGGTGTTGTTGGTGGTGTTCGAGACCGCGGCGCCGAGGTTGCGCTGTATGTCCAACCACTGCTTCACGGTGCGGTTCATGTACCAGGCCGGCCGGCACATCCTGATGTTGGGGATCTTGTTCATCGCCCGCATCATCAGCTTGACGAGATCGGCCGGCGTCGAGCCCGCGAGATCCGACACGTCGATGTTGCCGATGCGCACGACATAGCGCCAGTCGCGCACGGTGAGGCCGGCGTCCCACTTGTAGTGCGTGCGATAGCCCTGGTAGCGGTTGCCGGCGGCGTCGAGCAACGTCTGCTCGCCCAGGTCCTTCATCGACAGCCCGGCCGTGCTGCCCTTGGGGAAGATGCCGTGCACGGTGAGGTCGCCCCAGCCGACCAGCCAGATCGACGTGTTGTCGGAGCCGGCGCCGCCGCCGCTGATGAAGTTGTTGGCGGTCTGCGACGTCGCCGTGGAGGTCGTGTTGTAGCGCGGGGAAAGCCCCATGAAGCGCTCGGGATTGGTCGCGGTGTTGCCGTAGAACAGCACGCCCGCGAGCTGCTGCGTCAGCCCCTCGAGGAAGGCGCGGTCCTCGCTCAGCCGGTAGGCCGCGGTATTGCCGTTGAGGTCGGCGAGCGCCTTGTCGATCTCCGAATAGGTCTCGAGCATGCCGCACGAATCAGTGATCTGCGTGCTCGTGCTCTTGGTCGGCACGATGCCCTCGTTGAAGCGGCGCCAGGTGCCGGTTGGCAGCGACGTCTGCACGCTGGTGCGGTGGCCGGTGGGCAGGTTGCCCTCGTTCCACACCATGTCGTCGGTGATCTCGTTCATCTGCGACAGCAGGCCGATCACTTGCGCGATGCTGCCATTGGGATCGATGACCTTGGACCAGTCGGCCAGGTTCGGGTTGGTCACGGAGAGCGTTGCCATGGAGCGTGGTTCCTAGTTGTGCTGCGAGTTGGGATAGAGGGACCTGGGGTCCGGTGCGCCGCCGCCGCGGCCGGCATTGCCGGCCACGAAAGAGTCGTCCTTGATGCTGCGGGCGACCTTCACCATTCCCCGGATCAGGCCCGGATGGTTGGTGAAGCCCAGCCCTTCGAGATAGTCGATCGTCTGTCGGTCGAAGACCCGCGAGAGCGCCGCCCTCGCCTCGCCCAGCGCCTCGGGCGAGAATTCCTTCTCGGAGGTGGCGCGCCACTCGGTCGTCTGCTTCGTCCACATGGCGGCGGAGTGGTCGCTGACCGCCCGCGCGATCTCCTTGTCGCGCTCGATGGTGAAGTCGATCAGCCGCTGCGCCGTTTCGGGCGCAATCTTCTCGGCGTCGAACAGCTTCATGGCATCGGCGAACACCGGATCGTCGGCGCGGTAGCCCTCGGGCAGGGAGAGGCCCGAATAGTCGACGGGAGTCTGGGCAGGGGAGGCTTCCGTGCCGGCATTGGCCTCAGCTGTGGTCTGCGGGGCCGCGACCTTGCTCTCCGGACTCGGAGCGGCTTCGGCCACGGCGACCGGCACCGCCGGCGTTGTCGTCTCGATCGTATCAGCCATCGTTCTGCTCCTCCGTGGCCCAGGCCGCCAATTCGGTTTCGATCTCGTTGAAGCGCGCTTCCGCGCTCATCAGCTCGATCATCTCCGGCGCGTGGCGCTCGAGCTCGCCCAGCAGCTCGATGCCGATGCTGCGACGCCCGGCCCGATAATCCTGATGGCGCTGGGCCTCGAGGCCGCCGGGTACGTAGCCGTCGCTCCTGATGTCGCAGAGGCCGAGCAGCCCGTGCATGAAGCGTCGGCCGGGTTCGGTCGCCATCACCGCGCAGAGGTCGTCGGCGACGCGTTCCTGCGACTGCTTCTCCAGCCGCTCGGCCTCGCGGACCTGCCTGGCATCGTTCGGGTCGTGCATTGCTCAGACTCCCAGTACGGATTGAAGGGCATTGCGGCCGCCGCCGACCTCGGTCTCGCTCAGCGTCTTGGCGCCTTCGGCGAGGGCGCCGGCCACCTGCAGGGCCTGCGCGGCCTCGGCCCGAAGCGCGCGTGCCGCACGGAGCCGGGCAACCGCGTCGTCGGCCAGGGTGATGGAAGCCGGTGCGCCGAGCTTGTCGGCATAGACGTCGATGCTCTCGTCGGCGTTGAGCTTGTCGAGCACCTCGGGCCGCGTGGCGGCGATGCCGCCCGCGAAGGCCCACAGACGCTCCACGGAGCCGAGGTCGGCGGCCTTCTGCGCCTGCGCCAGGATGGAGATGAGTTCGACGTCGAGCGGATAGCCGTGCAACTCGGCCGGCAGCTCGGGCAGCAGCCCGTGCTCGGCCATGATGGCGAAGGTGCGCTGGACGAGCGGCTGCAGCAGATCGTCGTGCAGGTTCTCGAGCACCGGCCCGAGCATCTGCATCTTCTCCTCGCGCCGCACACTGATCTCGAGCTGGCTGCGCGGTTGCACGCCGTCCATGTTGGAGATCATCAGGAAGAGGTCCGCGAAGAAGGCCGACCTGATGGTGGCCTGGGTGCGCGACACGAGACGCTCGACCTCGCCGATGGCGCCGGGAGCCGTCTGGTAGAGCGGCCACATCCCCGCTCCCCTCTCCTGGGTGGTGAAATAGTTGATGGCGCCCGGCAGCACCGACGACGCCGAGCCGCGCAGGCTGACATGCGCGCCCATCGGCGGGTTCACATGTTTGTCGACGGCGTTGTGCTCGCGCTTCTTCAGGATCTGCAGCGACTTCACGTCGGGCAGCGCGTCGTGGCCGGGCCCCTTGGAATAGGCGTCGCTGCCGATCGGCGACCAGCGAGGGGCCAGCACGGGGAACTGGGAGTAGCCGCCGCGATGGATGAACTCGCCATCCAGGTCCCCGGCGCCGCCCTCTCGCCAGTAGACCGATCGGAACCTCTTGCCCGCCGCGTCGAGGCGGCCCTTCTCGTAGCCCGTGTTGGGCTCGATCATGTGCAGGAGGGCGATCTCGGTGTCGGCCTCGGTGCCGCGCGCCCGCTCGGAGATTTCGGCGATGCCATGATCGGGCCAGCGCGCCTCAATCTGGCGGTAGGAGTACATGAAGCGTCGCGCCATCGTGTCGACCCGGCCGCGCCAGTCGAGTCCCAGCCAGTATTCGCCGGTCGACAGGGTGTAGAGGCGGATCACGTCCTCGCGATCGAACTCGACGATCGCGCAGCCGGTGCCGAACTGGCCCAGTTCCTCGTAGATTAGCGGCAACGCCGAATAGAGATTGCCGGCGTTGAACACCATGCGCATGCGCTCGCTGCATTCGTCGAGCCACACCTTCACCGGCGCCAGCGACGCCACGCGACGGTCGGGAATGGAGAGCCGGAACCACGGCCGCGCCGGTGAGGTGACGCCCGACATCAGCCCGGCCACGAGCGTGCGCAGCGCAAAGAGGGCAGTCGGATCGAGGATGGCGGCATTGGCCTGCGCGCCGCGGCCGCCCTGGTTGGGCGAAGAGAAGAACTGGCCGCGGTGCGGATTTACGAAGCGCGACAGCTCACGCCAGCCCGGCTCCCAGGACTGGCGCTGGCGCTTGAGGAGGTTGAGGCGGGCGTCGACGTGACGGCGCAGGGCGGGATCGTGCGCCATCGCTCAGGCCCCCAGCATCGTCTTGCCGCGCAAGGCGGTGGTGGACGCGGCGTCGGTCAGCCCGAGGCCGCCCGTCGTGATCGTGGACGCGTAGCCTGCCATCGCGGCCGCGCGCTTCTTCTGCGCCTCCCTTGCCTCGCGCACCGACGGATCGGCCATCGACGGGAAGGGCTCGGGCGCCGGCGGCAGGGCCGGCGGCGACATCGGAGGATAAGCGGCCTGTCCGCCACCAAAAATTCCCAAGGGCGTCTCTCCTGTGAGCGAACCCTTGAGTTACTGATGAACCGGATTTTGCGGATGCAAGCGGTATTTCGCGGCTGGCTGCTTTTTGGGAGCAGCGCCCTGGCAGACGCCGACCAGAAACCTGCGGCGGCCGCTTGCCCGCATGGCCCGCCACCTCCATCCTCCGCGCCGCATGAAAGCGTGGTTCGTCCATCATGTCGGCCTCTCGCATCCCTACCGCTTCGAGCGCACGATCGCCGTTGCGGTGGCGATTCTGCTGGCCGTGGTCGGTGGCGCGATCGTCCTCGCCTACGGGCTGGCGAATGACGTTGCCGCCCGATCGCCGGCAGCCTGGTTCTTCGCCTATATCGGCGGCCTGCTCGCACTCGGCATCGCCTGCGCCCCCTGGCCACGCATCACGATGGTGGTGCTGTCGCTGGCGGCGCTGGAGCTGGGTATCGGGCTGGGCGCCGCGGTGATGGCCGACCATGGACGGGGCGCTGCGATCGGGATTTTCCCCGACCGCAGCGTGCGAAGCGCCACGCGAGTGTGGCATCCGCTGCTGCAGGCCGCCAACGTGCCGACAACGGCCGGCACGCGCACGCGTTTCCATGTCGATTCGCAGGGGCTGCGCGGCCGCGAGCGCTCACCCGGGGAGCTGAAGGACCGCATCGTCATCGCCGTGTTCGGCGGTTCGACGGCGGAGAACATCGCCTTGTCCGACGGCGAGACCTGGCCCGAGCGGCTCGAGAAGGCGATAGGCGCCGACCGCTTCGCCGTGCTGAACCGCGCGGTGAGCGGCAACAGCACGGTCGAGCATGTGATCCGCACGGCCTTCTACCAGGATGCCTATGGCATGGCGCCGCGCTGCGCCGTCTACTACGTCGGCGGTCAGGACGTCACCAACTCGCACTTCCGCAACCTCGATCCGGGCTACGCCGACTATCACACGCCGGCGCTGGTCGACATGCTGGAGGCCCGTCATTCCGATCGCGTACCGGTCGCCATGTCGCCGATCCTTCGGCTGCTGCAGCGCGGCGCGACCGCACTCTTCGACACGGTGCGCCCGGCGGCTGATCCCCGCGGCACCCTGGGCGCCGAGCCGGACCCGGCCCTGGAGGAGATCTTTGCACGGAACGTCCGCACCATTTCCGCGATCAACCGGGAGCGCGGTGTGCGCACGATCTGGATCGGCGAGGTGTTCAACGAGGCGCCACCGCCGCCGGACGTTGGCCCTCATGCGAAGTGGACGCCCTTTATCGCACTGAAGGACCTGCACCGGCTGCTGGCGCATCTCCGTTCCGTGCTGAAGCGCGAGGCGGCCGCGTTGGGCGATGTCTATGTGGACGTGGACAAGAGCAAGCTGGATAGCAGCCACTTCGTCGATGCCGAGCACTTCTCCGCCAAGGGCGCCCAGGTGTTTGCGACGATGATCGCCCCCGCCATCGCCGACGCCTGCGGCTCATCCCTGTAAAAAGGCCCGCCCTCCCCTCGGATTGGGGAGGACGGGCCTAAAGACATCGAGCCGACCGGGTCCGAGCCGTCGCCCCGGATGCCTCCCTGATCGCCTCTGCGGGCGATTGGCCGGACCATGACAATGCAGTGACACTGAGTCCAGTGCTTAAGGGTCGGTGAGCGGGTCGTAGTCGGACTCGATCGACACGGCGCGGAACGTCGGTGGCGCCTCGCCCGCCTCGAAAGGCATCTCCTGGGGCAGGTCGGCGACCGGATAGGCGAAGGTCAGCGCCAGGCCGTCGGCGTTGTCCGGCGAGGCCAGGCCGCGCTTCTTCATGTCCTCCTTCTTCTCGAGCTGGATCGCGTTGTGCAGGTTGAAGCCGTATTCGCGGCCCGTGAGCTCGGCCATCAGCTCGGGATCGTCGGGGATGGAACCGGTCTTGAGCCAGGCACGCATCGAGGCCCACATCTCCGCGGCCTTGTTGGCGGTTAGCGGCATCCCGTCGCCCTGCATGTAGCGGTCGGCGCGGCCGCCGAAGTTCACGCCGACGACCAGATAGCCCTGCAGCATCTGGCGCACGCGATCGACCACGCCGGCGCCGATTCCGCCCTCGTCGATGAAGACCGCCCTCGCCCGATGCTGGATCGCCTGCTCCGCCACCTTGCCCGACAGCACCATGAGATCACCGACCCGGAGCTTGATCGCGGGAACGGTGCGAGCATCGCCGCCGCGGCGGAACCAGATCGTGCTCTGGTCGTCGCCGCCGCGCGCGCAGTCTACGCCCATCACCAGCGGCTGGCGTAGGTGGCTCTCGGCCGGGCGGCGGGCCGCCTCTTCCACCGTCTCGCCGTCGATGAACTGCATGGCCCCTCCCCTCGGGAACTCGCCCTTGACGCGGACGCGGAAGAAGTCGCTGTCGTCGCCATAGTCGGCCGCCCAGCGGGCGATCTCGTCCTTGTCGGTCAGCGACACCTCGCGGCCGTCGACCTGGTGGCGCTGCCAGCGATGCCGGAAGCGGCCAAAACACTCGCGGAAGCGGCCGGTGTTGCGCGTCGGGTTGCCGGTGGCCAGCCACAGGATCTCGGTGTCGCGATCGGTCAGGGCGCCCTCGATCGTCTCCCATACCGGATCGGGAATGGCCGAAGCCTCGTCGAAGGCGACGAAGATGCGGTGGCCCTGGTTGTGCAGGCCGGCGAAGGCCTCGGTGCTGCGGAGGCTCCACGGCACGGCGTCGATGCGCCACGTCCGCTCATGCGCGGGCTCGACGCTGGCAATGGCGGTGGCGGAGATCTCGAACCAGTCGGCGCAGACGGCCAGCCGCAGCCACTTGGTGAGCTCGGGCCAGGTCTTGGTCTTGAGCTGCGTCGCCGTATTGGCCGTCACGACCCCACGGGTGTCGCGGAAGGTGGCGAGTGCCCACACGATGATCCACGCCACCAGCGCCGACTTGCCGACGCCATGCCCCGAAGCAACGGCGATGCGGATCGCGTCGGAGGCGCTGCCGAGCGAACGCCCGATCTGCCGAAGCACGTCGCGCTGCCAGGGTTCGGGACCCGCATCCGTCTTCAGAACCGTCCCCGCCTCGCCCCACGGAAAGGCGAACAGCACGAAGCCCAGCGGATCGTGCGCGTAGCTCCCGATTTCGACGGCCAGTGGATCGAGGGCGGTTGCCTGCGGAGAACAAGAGGAGTCCGGAACGTCGACCACGCTTCGGGTCCTGATGAACCGGACTCTCCGTTTGCAAGGAGAAAACTCGCAGGCTCTAGACCCCGCGGCTGTCTGCCTGCGCTGATCGCAAGGTCACAAGGGCGCCGGTCAAGATACGGGAGGTGAGCCTCAAACCTTGTTCTTGATGTCCATGGTCTCCAGGTATTCGGTCTCGGGCTCGCAGGTCATGTCCCCGATGGCGAGACCGATGCTCTCCATCGTCTCGTCGACATCGTCGCTCGGCACATCGTACTTGCTCGCCAGCCGATCCAGGACCGCCCGGATTTCGGCCTCTGCATCACGCCGGTCGCGGTCCAATGCGTCGAGTTGGTCACGCGGATCGGCCGCGCCGACGAAGTACTGCGCGATGTCTCCGAGAAGCGTCCGTGCTGCTTCCATGTCCCTCTCCTTCCTGTTGGAGAAGTCAATGCCGGGACGCCAGTGTTTGTTGCCTGACCGCAGAATGCGGCGCGACAAAAAAAAGGCTCATCAGGAAACCGAGTGGGTAAATCCAATGGGGAATGCGGCTTGAAAGCCCACCGGGATTGAGTTTTCCGGGTTTCACAAGGCTGCCGAATTGGGCATCATTTTGCGATGGCCAATTCATCGAAACGACAACGGCGGCTTTGGGACACTTACACGTTCCCTGGCTTTCGTCCCCGACCCACGGTGCGCGGTGTCTTCGGTGAGCCGAAGGCGCGCATCATCACGTTGGCCCGGCGCGCAAAAAAACGGTCTGCGGGTGCTGCGGGCGGGTTCATGCGACTTGGTACGACCGGCGTAAACGGCTGGTTCGCGATCTGCCGTGCGGCGACACGCGGATTTTCCTGGAGATCGAGGTCCGGCGGGTTCAATGCCGCAGTTGTGGCAAGGTGAAGCGCGAGCGGCTCGATTTTCTGGCCGACAATCCGCTCTACACGAAGCGCTTCGCCCACTATGTCGGCCGACGTTGCCGGCAGGCGACGATCAAGGACATTGCCGAGGAGCTGAGGCTCGACTGGGATACGGTCAAGACGCTGGAGAAGCAGTACATGCAAGCCCAGCTCGTCCGCGCCGGCAGGCCAGGGCCCAAGGCGATCGGCATCGACGAGATCTCGATCCGCAAGGGCCATACCTACCGCATCGTGGTGAGCGACCTGATCCGCAAGCGGCCGATCTGGTTCGGCGGCGAGGACCGGTCCGAGGCCAGCATGGCGCAGTTCTATGCCTGGCTGGGGCCCAGGAAGAGCAGCCAGATCAAGCTCGCGGTCATGGACATGTGGAAGCCGTTCCGCAACGTAACCAGGCAGAAGGCGCCGCAAGCAGCGATCCTGTTCGACAAGTTCCACATCATGCGCCATCTCGGCGAAGCGCTCGACAAGGTGCGCAAGGCTGAATACGCCCGCCTCGGCGGCAAGGATCGGCGCTTCATCAAAGGTCAGAAATACACGCTGCTGTCGCGCCACGATAACCTCAGCCTGGAGGGCAAGCGGTCGCTCAAGCTGCTGCTGGCGGCGAACAAGCGGCTGAACACGGCTTACGTTCTGAAGGAAGCCTTCGGCCAGCTCTGGGACTACGAGCGCGAGGGCTGGGCGCGGCGCTTCTTCGAGAACTGGCGCTCAAGCTTGAAGTGGCAGCGGCTCAAACCGTTTGAAAAATTCGCCGAGATGATCGATCGGCATTGGGATGGCATCGCCGCATACTGCAAGCCGGAAAACAAAGTCTCGCTCGGCTTCGTCGAGGGCCTCAACAACAAGATCCGCGTCATCCAGCGCCGCGCGTACGGGCTGCGAGATCAGGAATATCTCCGGCTCAAGATCCTCACATGCATGCTGCCGGCGATCTGACGTCCCAAAATCACCCACTCGATTTCCTGATGAGCCAACAGTTATTTAGGCCCTTGGTGCGATTCCGAAAAGAAGTTGGCCAGTTAATAATGGGTTAGCTGCCCCTCTGACTCCCTGAGGCGGCGGTGGTTCATATCCCAATTGCAAATACCTCAGAGAAAGGTTCAAGCTTTTATATGTTTCTGGATAAGAGTGTTCGCCAGATCCAACGATAAATGCAGCGAGCGCCTCGCTGTAGCGTCGGCCATCTTCACTATTCATGCTCTCGCCAATTAAGGGGAAAATGCAAGTGCCAGCATTTGTCATACCGGAAAATCCAGATATATAAGGATACCCTTCACCAAGAAATTTCTGAATCCGTGCGTTGGGCTGCTGCATGACCGTCACTGCCTCACGCTCCTTCTGGTGAGGCAAAAATCCATTCATCAAGTTAGTTGAGATTTCCGTATTACCAAAGGTATCGCGCTTTGTAACTGCATTCGTAACTGAGTGTTCCGCCGCCGCCCAACTGTCGGCCGGAACGATCTCACGCAGAACAGCATGTAGATTGTTAAGCGCTGGCAAGCCGTCTTTGTGCCCTGACACGCCCTTTTTCGCAGCAGCTTCAGCATAATTCTTACAAAATGACGTCAACAAGAGACTATGGTCCGGCCGCGTACTAGAGGCCTCTTGCCGCAGAAAATTGAGAACCTCTGCCGGCGTTCGAGGCAGATTGATACTCTCCCGATCACGAAAGTGCGATGCTTCATTGTTGAATGCATTTTCAAGGTACTTTTTTACTGTTTCAAGATTTTTCGGTACTCCAAGAGAGTTCTCAAATACTCTCGCCAGACCAGCAGCGTATTCGTTGAGTGACTGCAATCCTTTTGTCAGCGCGGTGCGCGTTTCCAGATGCTGTTTCCCTTCCTTAACCTTGACGGCATAAAGTCGATCGAGCAACTGAACCTCTGGGCGTGATTCTGCAACGCCCACGGCTTTAGGCAAGGACCAAAGCAACGAGAGGAGATGTACCTGCTTGTCAGGTCGATTGTTTCCTGCAGTTTGGCGCAAGTAATTCAATAGCCCTTGCTTGTTCTTTGGAATTTGGTGCGCCCCAGCATGTACCGGAAAGTAGTCCTTGCGGCCCAAATGTTCGTTCAGAAACTTTTCTGCGTGTGCATCATTGAAGCTGGCACTGTTTTCGATGTGGTCTGCCAGTTTGTACGCAAAATCGCAAACCGTTCTGATGACCTCTGGATCAGTTAGCGTGGATAGTGCCCTGTGATCTTCAAAGTCCAGCTTCTGTTCAGTTGTTCCAGCGTCAGCAGGATATTGTACTCGGAATTTTTGCTCTGCGTGCAACTGCCGGTAGACGCGAACT